CTCTTCTCTTAGCTTAATATATTTAGCTTGTAAGATAGAATATTTAGATCTAAGTTTTTCATCTAAATCATCTTCAGATAATACACCATCGATGATAGATAGACGAGTATTGATGGAATGCAATAATAGCAATGCATCATTTTCTTCATCAATATTACGTAAACGTATTTGGAATTCAAAAAGATCATTTTCATAATCTTTGATAGCACTATATTTGAAAGAATTCGTTGTGTCCCTATATTGTTTTCTAGCCCAATCGATTGGACCAGCTTCTAATAGAGAATTGTCATCGATTCGGGATAGTGCTGTAATAACACGTTCGATCTCACGCTTAACTAGACGAATAGCAGTGTAAGACATTGCTTTACGTAAGCCTTTGATTGTAATGATACGATTAGATAATACATCATTATATACAGATAAGCACCATGCAATAATAGTAGATGTATCTCTAGGACCACTATTTGTATAATTGATATATCCAGAGTTCTTTAATTTTTTGATAGCCATTTCAAGATCCATGCCAAAGCCACAGCCAATTAAGAAGTCATCAGCTAATAGCATATCATGGTCTTTATACATAACAGAAGTAATCTTCCAAAGTAGATCTTTAAAACCAAATGCTAATAATGCAGCATAGTTTACTGTGTTAGCTCTACGGATAACGCTATTAGTTTTATCTAAGTACATATCGATTTCTGCTTTAGCAATATCGATAGGAGAAGATGTGTTAACTAATGCACCGATATCATGTAGAATTAATGATAAGATCTCTCTATTAGATAAGTCTAAGATAGGATTGAATAGTTTGAAGTCAATCTCTACATAGTACTTATTTACTTTAGCTTTGGAATCATCACTATTGTATTCAAATGCATCATTCAGAAGAATATCATAGATATCATTATCTTTAATCACTGGCATTACACAGATACCAAAGAATGGAGTATCTGTATTCTTAGAAAGCAATACAGTATTACAAGTACTCCCAGTAAAGAAAGAGTTAAGTTCATGATTCAACTGTCTTAGAAGATCTGGGTCTTGATTTGTACGAAGCTGCTCAATAATATCTAAGCAATCGCCGAAATCATAATTGTTCATACTAGAACTCCCTTCTTGAAAGTAAAGGAAAATGCCTAGAGCCTATGAAGGCTCTAGGCTAGAATCCTAATTAGTTAAATTATGGTTTTACATATTCAACTTTTGTTGGAGCAGTGATGTCACCTTTAGCGTCATTTACTTTAGTGTAAGTAGAAGCATTAGGGTAACCACCAGCTGTACCAGCAGCTGTCATAGTATCAGGAATGAATGTAGTGTAATCATTCATCAAGTTACGTCCGATAGGATCAGTGTTTTCATAACGTGTACGAAGACCTGTTGGGTTGATGATTTTTACACGACCTTGTACTGGTTGGTAACCTACCAATTTGAAACGTTCGAATGCATGTACTGCAGGCAATGCAGGGTTTTGAGCATTACGGATTTCATTGGATAAGTACAATTGGTAATCATAGATGCAATAGATAATGCGATCAGAATTACGAGGGTTTAACAAGATGATCAAGTTTTGGTTGTTGCGTAGTTTATCAGAGCTTACGAAGTTGTAAACACGTTTGTCGGAAGTTACAACTGTACGAGTGAAGTCTAATTCTACAGGACCAATGGAACTTGGAGCTTGGTAAGTGTAAGTAGTTGGTGTGATTTTGCGAATGATCGCAGGGTTACCAATTACAGAAATAGTAATGTTAGGGTCATTCAATACTTGGATCATATATTGAGCGTAGTTGTCCAAAGCATCCATGAATGTTTTGTGACGGTATTCTACTTGATCCAATGCATAACCTTCTGGTGGAGCGAAGTCAAATACTTCAGCTAAACGGTTAGCTTCTGGCATACGTAAGAAGGATTCATCCAATTCAGCATGGATTTTGTCATCTTTGAAGTTGCCAAGAGCTGTTTTGAACAAGGAAAGGATATTAGTCAATTGATCTTCATTATAAAGAGCTTGAATATCTTTTACTTCTTCAGGGCTGATTGTAGTATTGATTGGGTAAGCATCAGGAATTTCAACGATGTTTGTTTGGGAATCCCATTTAACGCTTACAGTGTTGTGCATAGCAGAAGTTGTTTCACGACGAACTGCCAATACTACTTTTTGAATTGTAGTGTCAGAGCAGTACAACATGAATTGGTTGTTTTTGAAGAAACCAGCTAAATGACCAGAGATAGTTTTAGGAGTACCTGCAGTTTGTTCAACAGTTACGGAGAAAGCAGTCATCATTTGACGGTCGATTTCGCCATAGCCTGGTTCGAAGCGGCATTCTTGAATAGGTACTGCAACGTCGATAGGAGCAGCAGCAGTAATTTCAGCAGCTGTTACAGGTTCAACAGCATCACCAGCAGCGTTAGGTTTCATGTAACCAGCTTTTGGAATAGCATTAACTACGATATGAGTTACTGCGGATTCGATAGAGAAGTTATCGATGTTTTGGATCAAACCTTGAGGACCAAATACTGCTTTACGGATTTTGTCTTGAGCAGTTGTGTCAGTTGGAGCCAAAGGAAGAGTTACCAACAAGTTATGAGTTGGAGCTGTCGCAAGAATAGCACCAAACATTTCATTTTGTTGAGTGAACATATCGATTTCACGACCATCTGGAGTAACCATTTTGCGGATCTTCATAGTCAATGTGAATTTAGGAGTTTTAGCAACAGCTTTGTTGATAGCGCCTTTATCGAATACGTTGTTCATCAAAAGGTTTTTGTGCAATGGGAATACTAAGCCCATAACTGGGTTGTATGCACCAAGAGTTGCACTTTCCAATAATTTGGAACGGTCATTTTCGTATTGAGCTTCCATCATAGCCATATGGTCTTGATAACCACCTGGGTTGCCAAGGGCTTGGAATTCTTCCATATCAGCGGATTCAGATACGAAGAAATCACGCATAGTTTCATTGGATTCAGGAGACATCATTACACGGCTCATTTCTGTATAGAATTCAGCACCTGTCTCTTGACGGATATTTTCTGCCATTTCACGAATAGCAGAAGCATATTGACGAGTACTGGAAGTGTTATAGCCACGACCAAATACTACGTTGTCTTGTTTAGATTCACCTACAACTGGCATAATCTTTCTCCTTTCGAGATTATAAATGTATTTTTTGTATTTTGATTATATCAGGCATCTATAGGGACACCAAAATATTTACTATATTGTTATACTGTACAAGAGTATACAGTTTACTTTTTAATAGGTTCTTTAGGAGCTAAAGTACCCATTAATTCATTCAATCTATCTAAAACCCAAAGACAATAATAGAAGTCAGATTTGTTTTCAATATAAGACTTAGTATTGAATGTCTTTGTGATATAATAAGAGATCATATCAGATAACTTATCTAGAGATTTAGATACCTTAGTGATGATCTTCATATTATCAGAGTTCTTCTTAACGTAATCTACTTTCTCTTTGAAAGCTAAGGTTACGTTATATAACTCAATGAATCTATCTTTCAATTCTTTAGTACGGATGGCTTTCTGTTCATCAGTAAGATCTTCAAAGATTTCATTTTCTAAACCTTTGATATCTCCCTCTTCACCGCCATCAGAACCACCAGATGCATCTCCACCATCAGAAGAGTCTCCAGCGTCAGGTGTATCATCCCCACCGTCTCCATCGTCGCCTAAGTCATCAGGTTCCATATCACCATCATCGCCACCGGCATCTGGATCATCGGAATCTCCACCATCATCACCTAAATCGTCAGGTTCCATATCACCATCATCGGTATCGTCACCTGCATCAGGTTCATCAGTGGTATCATCATCACCATCTTCATCAGGAGCTCCATCTTCTAAATCTTCAGGCTCATCATCTTCACCTTCAGAATCATCAGCTAATGGATCATCACCGTCATCACCTGTATCTTCGCCTTCATCATCAGCATCCATATCAGGTTCTTCAGGTTGTTCATCGTCATCATCACCTGGTTCATCATCTGCAGGATCATCACCACCACTTAGATCATCAGGTTCTTCATCAGTACCATCACCATCCGCATCAGGATCACCTGCACCTAAATCTTCAGGGGCATCATCGGCGTTATCATCTGTATCAGATTGAAGAGGATCTCCACCATCCCCTGCAGGAGGTGGAGTATCTTCTTTCTTATCCTCTTCTTTTTTATCATCTTTCTTTTTCTTCTTATCATCATCAGCTTCCATATAAATGGCTTGCTCTTTAAGCTGATCTAAGAAATCATTAAGACCCATAATATATCTCCTTATTAATCATCGTCCTTGTTTTTACCAGGTAAGGCTTCGCCATGTTTAAATGCCATATTATACATGAGTCTAGCTTTTTGACTTTCAAGTTTTTTCTTGATTTTAAGAAGCTCTCTTTGTTTTTCAAGACTACCATCATCTTCAGCTTTCTTTAGATAACGATTAGTCATTTCTAATTCTAATTCAATTTCTTCTAGAACTTTACGACGTTCTTTAGATTGAGCATCTAAAGACATACCTAAATAGCCTAGAACTACAATTACTGAAATAGCTGGATTAATAAAGTAACCTACACCGGCAGTAATAGCTAGTTTAACAATACGGCTTGCTTTAGGTAAGATATTACCAGCAATAACAGCCTCTCTATTTTCAGACTCTAAGTCTTTAGTATTAACTACACCTTTAAGTTGATCCATTTGAGCATCAAATTGTCTACTTAGATTAGATACATCTGAAGATACATCACTAAGTTTAGCTTTAACTTTCTCAGAAGCCATAGCAATAGTATTAGCAATATTCATCTCTTTAAGAGTAGTAGGATATTTAGTAAAATCATATAAAGAATTTACACAAGCTTCTTTTACTTTAGTAGAAATGATAGCTTCATCTAAAGACATATCTTCATCAGAAGAGTCATCGATATTTTTAAGTTTATTTAGATTATCCTTAATACAGTCGATCTTTTCATAGTCTTCAAATGTTTTATATTGTTTACGTCTAGCTGTTTTAAGAGTATCCTTCAATACAGTTTGATATTCAGTTGGTTTAATCACAGATGGATCTAGCTTAGTTAATTGAGTGATACCATCGATATCATCTAATGAGAATCTATCGAAGGATTCTTTAATAAGACTATTAGCATCTTTTTCAGATAGAGATTCTAAAGTCTCTAAAAGCATATCAATCTTTGTAGGTAAAGTAATAAGACTTTCTTCAATAGACTCATCAATATTATCTACTAGGAGTCTCATTCTAGCCACAACATCTTTATCAATCTTATTAGCATACTTTTCATATGTATTAAGTAAAGACTTAATCAATAAAGGTTTCATCTTCATAGTACAGCAAGAAAGCAATGCTTCGTTATACTTAACCAATGTAGTATAGTAAGCTGTAGTATCAATATTTAACATATTCAAAGTATCGAAGATCATATCCATATTATTGATATAAGTATCGATACCTATATTATTTGGAATAGTCTCAATAAGAGTTACAAAGTTTTCATGAGTTGGATCGAATTTGAATTTAGCAATATATGCTTCCATCTTACCATCTCTGAAATCAATAACTTCATCAAGATCAGTTTCTTTTGGTTTATTAATTTTATCTACAATCTTAGCGATATCACTAGAACCAAATGGATTATAGTTCGACATATCGTTTAGTGTAGACTCTAATGCTACAGTATATAATTCTTTATCATTACTATTTAACAAGAAGTAATCTGCAACTGCTTCTACGATATCTACTGTATCATATGGGCATGCATTCTTACTTAATACAAAGAGATAGTTCTCTGTAGCTACTTTAAACTTATTAATGCTAGACATATTGTAAGTATCAATTAGCTTACAGATTCTTGCAGCTTCTCTAACTGCATCATTTTTAGTAAATACTCGTTCAATAACGATCTTATCGAAATCAAAACGTCTACCAATCTTTTCATAGTTTTTAATAATACGATCATAGGTTACATTTTCACATGCAGCCTTATACATCATATTTAAAGTTTCATGTGCAGCTTGTTCTCCACCATCACCAGAACTACCTGGTACAGCTGATGCAATATTACTAACTGCAGTCTTAGCTCCATTTTTAATATCGTTATGGACTTTATCTACTACATTAGATACTTTGTTTTTTACTCTACCTTTATGGAGAGCCATCTTACGTTGAAGATAGTTTTTGAATTGATTAGCATCACGTACTTTAGTAATGGATTCTAATACCTTTTGACGATGCTTGTTGACTACTACTGGATCATTGTATTTGTATAATTCCAATAATAAGTCTACAGATTTCATGATCGCAGTATCAATATTAGAATCTAACTCCAATATGTTTTTGAATACCGTCTCAGCCTGAGTCATATTGTGGTTCTCGGATACGATGTTATAAAGACCAGCATAATTATCTGATGTCTTACGCATCTTAGTCAATTCGAGTTGCCGTTTTCTAATATTCGTAATCATTTACGCATTCTCCTTTTTAAGACTTATATTTATTATTAATAAGTTCAGATATTAAACATTGTATTCAGCTAAAACTGGGGTCAATTAACATAAATATAATACTAAATTATTTAATCTTGGAGGGTAAAATGAATATTCCATTTATTATACATGAAGCTCCAATGACGGTTGGTGAATCTCGACTCGTTGAAAGTATCAACAACAAGCCTGTTGCTGAAGGTATCCTTCAGGATGGTGATGTAATTAATCGTAACCGCCGTTGTTATGCAACTGCTGATTTAAAAGCACAAATTATGTGTGAACGTACAAAAGAATTACTACGTACTGGTAATATGAAAGGTGAACAAGGTCACCCTATGAGTGATAAAGTTGAACGCCAATCTACAATTGATCCTAGTATGGTAGTAGTTAAATATCTTGATATTAAAGTTGAAGGTAACTTAGTTCTTGGTCGTTTCACTGGTACAAATAACCAAGCTGGTCGTGACTTCAATGAAGATCTTTTAGATGGTGAATTACCAAGCTTCAGTCTTCGTGCATTAGGTGCATTGGAAAACGTTGGTGGTAAGAACTATGTAAAGAACTTAAAAATTATTACATGGGACCGTGTAATCTATCCATCTCATAAACGTGCATATACTACAGGTCTAATTAAAGAATCTGCTAGTATGGAAGACAACAATGAAGTTGTAGTTCAAGAAGGTTATGAAGGTCGTATTATTCCAATCAATAACCCTGCAGTAATTAGCTATATTCAATCTGAATCTGCAAATGTAGATCTAATTTCTGATGTAATGGAATTCAGTAAACGTGGTATGACTGTATTAGAAAACGGTGATGTACGTTTATTCGATGAAAGTGGTGCATCTTTGATTATGTCTCCTGAAAAATACATCAAAGATGAAATCATGGAATGGGCTAAAAAGCAATATTAAGAAAAAAAAATAAAACAACCCAAGGAGTCTAAGCTCCTTGGGTAATTTTTATCACTAATTTAGAATCACCATATTCTAAATACTCAACTGTATATTGTTTATCATTTAATAGACGTTCACCTAGATCATTAAGATTTGCAGAATTGATATAGATTCTATTCTCACATACCATAAAAGTATAATGAGTTTTCAATCTATCAACGTATTCGATCTCAATATTGTTATTACTAAATTCTCTAAACTTTCTACCTAGCATATACTCTAGTTTACCCATAGCAATAGCCATCGGATATTTAGGAGTATATACAACATTAGTTAAGTTAGCTAATCTAGCTTGATATACTTCTGGGATTACAACTAATCCAAAAGATCTGATATATTGGATATTGTCTAATATCCATTGACAAGATTGTTTAACACATTGGAGTTCAATTTCATCTCTATAGCCATTATTGAACTTAATATATTTATAATCAATCAATTGGTCTACATGAGTTAATTCATGGATAATGATCTCTAATGCTAAGTTTCTAATTTGATCTGTATCAATAAACTTATGAGCTTCTACTGTATCAGCAAATGCTTCTAAGCTTATATAGATACACCCGTATGGTGTGGTTCTAGCAATATTAGTTTTAGTATCTAAGTATCCTGCAACAAAGTTTAATCTCGTGTAAGGATCTAGTGTATTTACCTTTCCGTTAAATGTATTATAAACAAATGTAAGAGTTTCTTGAGCTAATTCTATTATGTCAAATCTGTTCATATCTTTCCTCCTCAACATAATAATATATCAATAAAATGTACTTTTTAAAAAGGAGTCTGAAATTATGTTTAATAGAATGACAGACGTTGTAAATAAAATAGAGAGACGTTTAGGTACAGCTCCTTTGAACTTACCTGAAGAACTCCAAAAAGAACACTGGGCTGATAAAGTAATAAAACCAGATACATTGACTACATTTAGTCGTTTCTTTCCTCATATGATTAAAGTCCAACTTAAACCTGAGGATAAGAAAGATGGCTATTATCTATTAGATCGTCAAGTACCAGATAATTATGAGATTCTTGGTGTTAAAGATATCTTATGGTCTGATACGAATAATGAAACTGCTGGGTTACAACAGTATTCTGGTTATGGTATCTATAATGTATTAGCAAGATCTATGGATACAGATAGTATTATGCTTGCTCAAAGCTATGCAGATATGAGTTCATTATTCAATAGTGGTATCTATCTAGATTTCATTCCACCAAATATGGTTAAACTTGAAATGGCTGTTGGTGGTAATACTGATAATCTATTATCTAATGTATATATTGGCGTATTCGTTAAGCATCCAGAAAACTTAATGACTATTGAACCAACTAAGATGGAGACATTTGAACAACTAGCACAAGCTGATGTAGCTACTTACCTATTCGAATATCTTAAACACTATGATGGTATTGAAACAGTGTATGCTAATATTGACTTGAA